CAATGGCACTGCTTCCGGAGGAAATCGTCCAGAGCTACAAAATGCACCGGCTGGAGGGCGACGCCCCTCCCCCGTGCGATATTGTCATGTTTCACGGCACGCCGAAACCGCATGAATGCGGAGGATGGGTCAAGGAGTACTGGCAATGACGACACCGGAAATCTTTAATCAAATATGGGAAAATGGCCATTACCGCGACGGCTCCACATGCCTCCGGCTGCTGCCCTTTCTCCGGCGCTACATCCCCCCGGGGAGCGTGGTGAACGATTACGGATCGGGAACGGGACGGGCAGAAAAAGGCCTGCTCGAATTCTGTTCAAAGGTGAACATGGTCGATTTCGCCTCCACCGCTTTGGAGGATGAGGCGAGATCATTAATCGGGGAACGGCTGACCTATACCGTGTCGCCCCTGGAATCGATTCCGGATGATTTTCCCGTGGCGGACTGGGGGATCTGCATCAACGTCCTCATGACCGTGGATCCCGCGAAGCTGGCGGATATCCTGAAAAACCTCCGGAGAACATGCCGCAACCTGATCGTGGAAGTCTATGACGCGCCGGACACGCGCCTCGGCAAAAACCGGACGCTGGTTGTCGGCGACGCGCGATGGTGGGCGGACACCCTGGGGGACTACTGGCCCTATATTGAATCGGTGAATAGCCCGGAGCATCCGAGGCGCTACATCACCATATGCCGGAGCGAGTGATCATATATGAAGAAACTTGACACGGAATGCCTGTCTCCCCTCAAGCTGTTCGAGCGGTTAGTGAAACTAGAAACGGCGGTCGAGGTTGTACGCAAGAAGGACGCCGAGGCCCTTGTGCTGGCAAGGCATATTCTAGAATCTGAGAGAGATCGCACAAGCGAACGGATTGATTACAAGTTCGAGAAGGTCAACGAGTTTCAGAAACGAATGGATAAGCTGGAAGCGACTTTCGCGACAAAAAATGACCTGAAAGTGACCGACAGGCTCGTGTATGCCGGAGTGGGGATCGTGCTGACCGTGCAGTTTTCCATAGGGGTTATTTTCGCCATTAAGCTATGGAAGTGAGCATGATGCAACCGTGGCGGTGAGCGGTATGGACGAATTATATGCAATATTCCAGAGGCAAAACGGGATGAACGGATTTATTATTATCGACGAAACGGACTGGAAGGAAGCGACGCCGGAACAGCGGGACTGGATGATATTCAAAACACTGCGAGTCTTGGATGAGCGTATGCAGAAGCTGGAAAAGCGGCCCGTCGTAGATAAGTGCTTCTCATTCTGCGGTGGCGTGCTCGGCGGATTCTTGGCATTTCTGGGGATGAAATTCGGCGGCGGGAATATACAACCATGACAAAGGTCGTCTATGTCTATGAGAAGAAAGATTACTGCAAGCGGACGGACGCTCCTTGCGATCCGGCGCGATGCGGATGCGAAAAGGACTCGTGTGTCTTTCTGGTCAGGGGACGGGAGATAGCGGATGAACGGAAACCGGAAGGCGTTTCTTGACATGATCGCGTACGCTGAAGGGACCGCCCACCTCGGCGACCGGGGCTACAACGTCCTTGTCGGGGGGAAGCTCTTTGAAGGCTATGCGGACCATCCCCGGAAGACGGTGCAGATCGCGCCGAAGCTCAAGTCTTCCGCGGCGGGCAGATACCAGATCCTCATGCGGTATTTCGACGTGTACCGGGCATTGCTTGGCCTCCCGGACTTTTCGCCGGAATCTCAGGACAGGATCGCCATTGCAATGATCCGCGAATGCAGGGCCCTCGACGACGTGGACTGCGGGCGCGTCATGCAGGCGGTCAGAAAATGCCGGAGCCGGTGGGCGAGCTTCCCCGGGGCCGGCTATCACCAGAGGGAGCGCGCCATGGAGGATCTTCTCCGCGCCTTTCGTGGAGCGGGAGGAATTATTTGCGAGGAGAGACGTGAGCGAGACAACATTATTAGCAAAAAGTGACATGGAAAACATTCCGCAGGAGATGCTGCCGATGCCCGTATTAAGCGACAATGTAAGGAGCTTTTTCTCGTGGGGCATCAAGACGCATACGCATGGCTGTTACAATCACTTTATGTGGATGATACACCCCGGCATGCTCGCAAGCCAAAACCTGTTATACCAATCACAGCCAGTTTCAGACTACACAAAAAACTGCCGGTTGAAACTCTGGTACTGCAAAACATGGACGGAACAAAATAGGCACACGGTTATTAAGCTGATTGAAGATAGGCTCAATCTGCCTTGGTACAAAAGGCTGTATGATCTCCCTGCTATCTTTGGGCAACTATTTTGGCGGGAGATACAATTTCCATATTTACGGATATGCTCCGATTATGGGGAATATATCAGGAATGTCGACACTGAATATGACTTGCGGCATCCGGATCCAGAGAATGTAAATAAATGGCTGGAAAAAAGAAATGATCGATATGAAGTGTATGGGAGATATGTCCCGGATTAGCAAGATAAAAGGATTAACACAATGACCTTCAAGCAGCAGATGGCCGACGACCTTGATCTGTTTTACAACACCGACGAATTCGCCGAGGCGGTCACCATCGAATCGGCGGACGGGGACGACGTCTATCATGATATCGCCGTCATATTCGACTTCGGCGACGGGTTTGCGTACCGCGGCGCGGACGATCCCGGCGTGGAGGGCTGGGCGAGGATACGATTGAGCGACCTCGGCGCGATCAAGACGGGATACATCATATACCGCGACGAGGAGAGGTGGCGCCTCCTCGGCGGCGCGGTGCAATCAACGGACGGCCTCGAATGGATCGTCCCCATAAGCAGATTCACGGAGTGAGCATGGCGGAATTCTTTGTCGATACACGAGGCGAATTCGGGCTGGAGGAATGGGGCGCCATGCTGGCGCGTTTTCCGAAGCACGCCGAAAGGGCCGTCGCGTCGGGGCTTCGCTCCGAGGGGAGCAGGCTCCAGCGGCTCATCAAGCGAGCGATCCAGGCGGGCGGCCCTCCGGGGCAGCCGTGGGCCCCGCTTCATCCGCACACGCTGGCAATCATGGCGGCGAAGAAGCGCCGGAAACGCTGGGCGTCGCGGGAGGCGCAGGGGAAAACCGTGCGGGCGTCCACCAGGGCGAAATACCGCGGCCACGGCGAGATCGATCCGGGGAACGTCAAGCCCCTCAGAAAGCTCGCCGGCGCGGCGAGGTATTATTACGACGACGCCATCAAGACCGTCACCATCGGGTTTCTGGACCCAAAAAACAAGGGGCTCGCCAAGATGCACGCGGCGGGGTTCACGAAGACTGTTGACCGCCGCATGGGCAGACTTCTTGCGGCCTACGGATTCCCCGTGAAGACGGGGACGGTGCTGAGGGTGCCGGGGCGTCCCGTGGTAGGCCCCGTGTTCGACAGGGAAAAGGCAACCATACGGAAAAACATACAGGAAAACACCATTAACAACATCTACCGGTATCTGACCGGGAAGCCGAAGGACTGGGACAAGGCATGAGCGACGCATTGATCAGGGCGCAAATCAAAGTCATCCTCGCGGCCGTGAGCGACATCGGGGAGGTGCATGATTATTTCCGCTACCGGAAGAGCTGGGCGGACTGGCTCGACCTCATGACGAACACGTCGGGGTCGCCGTCGGTGACGAGGATCAACGGCTGGATGTTCGACCGGGAGTACATGGTAACCTCCGACGATGACATCCCCGTCGGCATGATCGAGTACGTCCACCATTACAACTTTCTGGGCGTCTATGAGATCGACGACGCCGCGGGCTCCTCGAAGGACTTCCAGACCCTTTTGGACGGTATCTGCACGGCGTTCAAGTCGAACAGGAAGCTGAACGGCACGGCGGACCGTCACGATTTCATGCAGATCAATGCCGTGGGGATCGACGAATACGGCGAAGTATCGTACCACTACGCGGGGCTGTCATTGACGGTCCACGAAAGAGTCAGCAAATAAACCAGGAGGCAAAAAAACATGGCACAGCAATCAGGAGCAAACGCGGTCATACTGATCGCCACAGAGACCGTATTCAAGACATCGCCGGGAAGCCCCACGGGGGCGCATATTCTTCCCTTCGTGTCGGAATCGGTGCGGCTCAATCGCAACCTTGTATCGAGCAACACCATACGGTCGGACAGGAACCCCCAGGCGCCCGCCAGGGGAAACATGGACGTGTCGGGAGATATTAATTTCGAGTTGTCCCCCCAGTACGGACTGCTCTTCAAGCACATCTTCGGCGGATATGCCGTGGTGGCGGCGTCGCCGTGCTACCAGCACACGTACAAGATCGCCGCCCTTCCGGTGGGCCTCACCATGGAGAAGCAGTTCACCGACCTCGCGTCGGCGAAATACTTCCTCTATAACGGGTGCAAGATCAACGGGTTCCGCATGTCGGGCGCTACGGAAGGCATGATCAACTCTTCCGTCTCGGTCGTTGGGGCGAAGGAAACCGGCGGGGCGGCCACCTTCGAGTCTTCGCCGACGGACAACGGCCACACGCCCTTCGATGGATTCGAGGGATCCATCAGCCAGGGCGGCGCTCCATTGGGGACCGTCACGGCATACGAAATAGCCCTCGAAAACGGCCTCGACGCGAACACCTACGTTGTAGACGGCACGGGGGAACGCTACTCAATCCCCGACGGGAGGGCGAAGGTGACGGGGAAAATCACGGTGCTCTTCGATTCCACGACACTCTACGACCTCGCCGTAGCCCACACGGAAACGAGCCTGGCCATCGCACTATCAAAAGGAACCGGAGACGGCACCACGGGGAACGAGCTCATGACCTTTTCCATGGACGAGTTGATCTTCAGGCCCCAGGCGCCGGTCATCCAGGGCCCGACAGGGCTTCTTGTTGAGCTTCCCTTTGAGGCGTATTACAACAACGACGCCGATGAGTCGGCCCTCCGCATGGTGCTACTAAGCCCCCTCGCGACGTTCTGAGGAGGCATATGGAACAAAAAGAATACACCATCAACGGGAAAGGGTACGTACAGAAGCCTCTGGTACTCGGGCAGATCAGATTATTGATTGCACTGAGTGAGGGGAGGGTATTCAACGATTTTAGCCCATTCGCATTAGTGGCCACATTCAGCGATTGTCTGCCGGAGCTCCTTGCTATCATCTTGACACCAGAAGGAGAGGAGGTTGACACAAAAGACATAAAAAGCATGATGAAAGAATTTAGCAGCATGTATGTTGATACGGCTATGGAGGTGGCCGCCGATTTTTTGTCCTTCAGGCGGAACTTGGCGATTATTTCAAACTTGAAAATATTAGCAGCCAAGCTATCCGAAACGATGGGCGCGATGACCGGAGGGACTGGATCGGAGACGTAGTCAGGGAGCTGTGCCAGGGGGATATCACGAAACGGGAATGGGTCCTGTGGAACGTGACCCTCACCGATGCGATCGAGTGGTACAGGTACAACATCAAGCGGCGGTACGAAACCGTGGAAATGATCATGAAGCTGTTCGGCGCCGGAACGGAAACGGAAAAGGAAGACAACAAGTTCTGCGCCGCCTGCAAAGCGGCAAAGAAAAACGTCAACTGCGACACATGTAACCGCAAAATAACGGTTGTGAAGAAATAGGGGAGTTGCATGGCGGACAACCAGGTACTCATACAGATCCGGGCGGATGTGGCCGACATCAACGCGAAGCTCGCCGACGTCAAGGGCTATATCGGGAAGATCACCGACGAGTCCAAGAAGATGGGGTCGGAGAGCAAGGCCTCCTGGGCCATGTTTTCCGCGGGGATCGCCTCCGTCACCTATCTTATCGGAACGCTCAAGAACCAGGTCATGTCCGCGGCATCCGTCGTTCTTGAATTCGCCCAGGCCTTCGGCGAGCAGGAAGAGGCGGAGAACAAGCTGAAAGCGACCATGGCGGCCCACGGGATCGCCACGAAGGAGCTGGTCGGCTTCTACCAGGAGCTTGCCGCCGAGTTCCAGGGAAAGACGATCTACGGCGACGAGCAGATCATGAACATGGAGCGCATGCTCACCGTGGCCGGCGTCATGCCCTCGAAGATGCGGGACGCCCTCGACGCGACGGTCGCCCTCGCCGCGAGCGGCGCAGACCTGGACGGGGCGACGAAAGCCGTTGCCAGGGCCATGGAGGGCAATTACCGCGCCCTCGGGCAGATCATCCCCGCCTTCAGGAACGCCTCGAAAGAGGGCCTCACGTTCAAGGACGTCCTTTCCAAGATCAAGGAGTATACGGGGAACGTGGCCGCCGCCGAGATGGCGGGATATCTCGGCCAGGTGAAGCAGCTCAAGAACGCCTGGGGCGACGTCCAGGAGGAAATCGGGAAACGGCTCATCCCGACGCTTCTCGAGGGGATGAAGTTCCTGAAAGAGTTTTTCCACGACATGCAGCGCGTGGCCGGGGCGACGACCCTCGCGTGGAAGAAAGAGGAACTGGCCCTGCAGGAGCAGAAGCTCGCCATGCTGAAAAAAGAGGCGGACATGCAGGCCGACATGTCCGACATGCCCCTCGTCTATCAGGCGTCCCTCAACTACACGGAAATGATCGCCCAGCGGACGGAAAAGATAAAGTCCCTCCGGGAAGACATCGCCGCGATCGAGAAGGAGCAGGAGAAAACCGCCGCATCCGGGGACGCAGGATTCGTCAGCCCTACCCTCCCGAAGAAGGAGGACGAGGCGGCAAAGCTCGCGAAGCAGTGGGCGACCATGAAAGAGACCCTCGCCCGCGAGATGAACACCGATTCACTGGACAAGTTCGACCGGAAGGTATCCGAGATCGTTGTCCGGGCCGCGAAGATGCGGGCCGAATTTGAGAAGATCCCCGGGGCCATGGCGCTTATATCCGCGTGGGAAG